GTTGTACTTGGAATATGATCGGCTTGATTATAGACACCAGCACCTGAAATACTTGCCTGTGGCGAAGCATTATCTTTACAATCCTGGACCAGCACATAATCATCCTCTACAAATCCATGAGGAGATGCAGTTTGAAACCAAACCACATCATTTTCTACCTGTAAATGATCCGTAACATCAGGCAATCCAAAATCAAACCACCAAAGTTTTACAACATTAGAGTCATTAACTGTCACCAATAGATAGCGATACCCATCTCCTGCATCATTTGGGCTTTGTGAACCCATTAAAAATTTATCAGAAACAAACGTATAAATGTTATAGACTGTATAGGTGTTGGCTGGAGAAGTAGCGTTGTTTACAAAAGTCAAACCAATAGCAGGAACTGCTGATGATGCTCCTGCACCAAACGTTTTCTTTAACCTTCCTGCTTCAATTTTTAGGTTCTTAATCTCCTGGGCAACGTTATCTGGCAAATCTTCCAGGTCTGCATTGGTTAATGCACCCTCAAAATCTTTTATGTCAATAAATTTTGCCATTAACCGACAGGATAGTTAGGATATACAGGATCGACCAGAGCGTTACTACTGCTGTAGTCAAATGGTAGCCCTTCTCCGACTACATTCGTAGCTGGATTCTGGTTATATCTGGCCACAAACTCAAATCCTCGGTTCATTGCAGTGTTCATTCGGTCAGGTTTGTCAGATAATCGCCATAATTCTGCTTCTGCAAACTCTAATATTGCATCGTGAAAGATAGCGTTGAGGTCGCTGGTGTTCCCTCCTGCTAATGCTGTTGGTGTTTTGATATAATAACAGTCTACATTGGCAGAATTGTTGTAAATATAAATTCTATTTTTAAAAATAAAGTATACGGGCTCTGTAGAACTAAACGATACATAGCCTGTAGAAAAGTCTTTGACGATCTCAAAAGATACCTTGCGTATAAATTCACTGTTTGCAATGCGTACTCCCAGGATTCCCAATGGTCCACCGAATGGATCCGAAGCCAAGTCTTGATCTTGAGTTGGAATAAAATAACTTTTAAAAAAGGTATCTACATCGTTATCGGTACGCATAGATATACCAGTAACCAAAACATGAAGATCGGTCAGTAAATGCCTATTTAAAGACTGTATCAGCCTATCCTGGGCACGATTTAAGTATCGTAACTTGACTGTATCAGAAAAAAGATCCCCAGCAGAATCTTCCATCCTGTCTCCTAATATTGTTAGCATATCGTTTGTAGTCATATGTTTCTCCAGATCGAAACGCCCCCCCTATAAAAGGGGGGATGTTTCGTTTATTGTGTTACTTATGCGTAGGTTCTTGGTGAATACAACTCTTTCACAACACAATGTGCTTTTCTGTTAGACACAACCATGTTACCAAAGGTATGCACTTTTTGCACAAATGTATTACTCTGTGGATCTTCAACCATGTCAGATGCAGTAAACTTTGCACCAGAGTTAAAGAACATATACAGGTAATCTGTGTTGATAAAGTAGATTCTTCCATCAGTATCAGATGCTTGTGCTGTAACAATATCCTGGTCAGCTACAATGTCAATACCTCTGTAAGACATTCCAACAAATCCCATTTTAGCCATACGATCCGACTCTAAATTTCCACGCTTAAACTCGCCTAATTCAGACTCTAATAAATCGTAGTGATACTGTGACATTACAATAAGATCTGGGTTTTCACCTGTTTGTGCTTTTGCATTTGCAATACCACGAGCAAGGATTCTTAAAATGTAAGTATCCTTACCTGGATCTTCCATATCATTTTCTGATATGTGATCTACTCCAGATGGAGACACATCACCACTTTCATCAGCAAAGTCAGCAATGCCCAATACGGGTGTTGTCCAGAACTGATTAGAAGCAGGAGAAGCAACGGTAGCAATACCACCAACTGTTGCATCTGCATTGTTTAACAACTTACCCAAACAATCAAATGCACCAGAAACCTGTGTTGTTTTAAATAGGTTTTCAGCTACTGTTTTTTCTAACTGTTTCTGTAGGTTTTGTACTTTTGCACCCACAATGTTTTTAATTGCCTGTGGACTGTTCATTAACAATGTTTCTTCTTTTGTTAATAAAAAGTGACCAGTTAACATTTCTGGGTTGTAGGTAGCTGTTTGTGCTATTTCTACATTGGTTGGTACATAACCGTTAGAACTTGCGTTTGCAATTCCATGACGATCACCAAATACAGTTTGGCCACCAGCCTGGTATTCTACGGGTACAACGATCTGACGACCATTGAATGTTTGTGCCTTCTGCTTCATTATAGCAAGTAATGGATGAGACTTCTTAAAGATGTTATCATACAAAACAGGCATATAATGTTGCTGAATAAGGGCACTTAATGATGAACTACTTGTTACTATAGACATATTCTATCCTTATTACGTTTATTGATTAAAAAATGATGCGACATCAATATCTGCGTACGTTTTTGGCTTACTTACAGATTCTTTGACACCAGCATTCTTTGTTATGTTTACAGGAACATTTGGCTTTGGTTTTTCAGCTACAGGTTCAGCTTTTACCTTGTCAAAATTCATAACTTTGTATGCTTCTTCCAGGGTAAGTAACCGATCTGTGTCCTCATGTACTTTGATTGCAAAGGCCAACACATCATCTGCCTGTTCACTCGTCAATGAAAAGGTGTTTTGTAGTTGTGCTAAACTGTTATCCAGTTCTCGCTCTGCTTCAATCGTAGCCAATCGTTCCTCTGCTTCGAGCAGTTGGTCTTGATAAGGATTCGGGAGTTCTGTATTTTCCATCGATAGGGAGTCTTGAAAGAGTTGCCCTGCTTCTTTTCCTATTTCATCCTCGATTGCTTCTCGCAATGTTTCGGTGAAGTCTCCATTTTCCTTGATCTTTTCTATAAGCTGAACTAATGGCTCTACTGCTCTTCTTTGATCTGCTAACTGCTGGGCTTTCTCCGTATTGGATTTAGACCAGTCATGCCTGTTAAGCGAATCTTTACGCCATGTTTCCACATCATCCAATGTATACCTGGAGCCATCTTCTGTTTCGTAAACGTATTTATCATCTTCATCTGTTGGTTCACTAACCGTTTGGGTTTGCTCTTGTTCACTGTCTGATACTTCTTGTTCAGCTTCTTGTGTTTCGGCTGGTTCTTCTGACTCTGTGGTCACAGCCTGTTCTGTATCGGACTCCTGGGTTGATTGCTCTTGAAAGAGTTCATCAGGAATCGAAATTTCTTGATAGCTACCTACTTTGGTAGGTGCTGATTGTTCACCTGGATCCACACTGCTACCAATGGTAATCTGCTCGGATTCTGGTGTTACGTTTAAATTTGTTGTACCTGTTACATTTACTTCTGCCATGATTATATTCCTTTCAGTTGGTCTTGCGACACTGGTTTGGTTGCAAAGAACATGAGTAAAACCGTTCTATTTCCTTTATGTGGCTCTACCATGTGCCTTACAGGGTTATTGAATTTTCCTGCTGTATAACACACACCCTTTAAATAATGATCTTTGACTTCTGTCGGTTCTCCATTTATCTCAAAATATATATTGCCACCCGTATATTCATCGGACCTGGATAAAGATACTGTCGTACCATACTGACACCAGGCCATATGATTGTCTACAAACTTGCCATTGATTAGCTTACATCCATCAAAATGCCACCTGTGACCTTTTGGTCGTGTCTCAATTCGCCAATAGCTGGGAGATTTTAATACAAACTCATGGCCATCGACCTCTTTCTGGTACGCATTTGCCACTTTTTGGACAATTTCGTGACTAAAATCAGAAATCATAGCCCCTGTTTTCCCGTATTCTTTGACTTTTTGTGCTTCATCGGGTGTAAGTATGCCTTGTATTTGTCTAATCACTAATATTTTGCAGACTTATACATGGCTTTTTTATACGCCTTGTAGCCTTTCTTTTTCTTTGCTTTGCTTTTTTTGTACTTCATATCCTATTGATAGTTGTGGGCAAGAATATTCTCAACTCAAGCCTCGGGTTGTTCCATTTCTGGATTCTCCTGCCCACCAACCAATCCTGCTACGGTGATAATCCTATCCTGTATTTCTCTTGGAATGGACTGAAAATCTTCGGTTTCTGTTAGTGTCGGATTCTCGATAATCATTTGTGCCACCATTTCTTCTGCTGGTCCTCCTGGACCTTCAGCTAACAACTGTTGTACTGCACCTATAAACTGCTGTTGTATCTGTTCTACTTGCTGTACTTGTTGCTGTGGTGACATTTGCTGATTTCTAACATAAAAGTTTTGTATGATTTGCTGTTTATCAGGCACATTCAAGGCATTCACTACTTCCTCAATGCCATATACACCTAACTGGAATAACTCCAATGCCCGTTCTTCATTGGCTACACGACCCTGGGCAAACCTGGATCCTGT